GATTGTTTTCTGATACCTCTGTTGGTAGAAATGGTAGTAGTAATGCTACCCCTAGTGCTGTTAATAATATTTTAGTTTTCATAACGTATAGATTAATGGTTAACAAATCAGTCGTATATTTGGACTGCTGATCTCAGTATACGATAAAGTTTTCGTAAAAACAAATTTTGATTGAAGAAAAAATATTTTAACCCGAAGAAAAAACGTAAAGATCCAGCTATAGAAGCAGAGAAAATAAGATTAAATAAAATTAAAAATGAAACTAGAAGTAATAAGATTCAACAAAGGTAAAGACTCTACTAACGGATTGCTATTTGACATAACAAATGAACGAAGAAAATTTCTATGCTACACGCTGGAAGACGAAAGTCGCGCGGAAAAAGTATACGGAGAAACTTGCATACCTGAAGGAGAGTATAAGCTCGGTCTTCGAACTGTGGGTGGATATCACTCCAAGTACAGCAAGAGATTTGCTGACATACATAAAGGCATGCTTCATGTCTTGGATGTCCCAGGCTTTGAATATATTCTTCTTCACTGTGGTAATACTGATGAGGACACTGCGGGATGCTTGCTACTGGGTGATACGCAAGAAAACAACAGCATCAAAAAGAACGGTTTTATAGGGAGGAGCACTGCAGCTTATATGAGAGTATATCCAGACATAGCCAAAGCATTAGAAGATGGAGAAGAAGTTACTATTGTATATAGAGACTTTGCAGATAGTCTTATACTACAGCCAGCAGACATAACAGAATTTTTTAACGGAGAAGCATAATGATAGGAGGAATATCAGCATCAGGCGGAGTAAGAGCTCCTAAGAAAAGATCAAAACCCAGAGGAACTACATCCGTAGCACTTGACGGAACTAATGATAATGTTTCTATATCAGATTTTACTTTTGCTACTACAGGAGACTTTAGTATATCTACTTGGTTTAAGTATTCAGACGATGATAGAAATGAAGGATTTTTTACTCAAGCTCCTGACCGTGCAAATTCTATAACATTTATGAAAGATGTTCTTGATAGAATTAAATTTACTGCGACAATTTCTAGCTCTTCAATTATAAGTCTTGTAACAAATTCTAATGCTACACCAAATACTAACCGATGGTATCATGTTGTTGTTTGTGTAGATAGATCTAACGCTTCTGATAGTAAGGTTTATGTGGATGGTGTTGCAGCAACAATGAGCACTCAAACTATTGCAGACACCACGACAAGTATTGAATTAGCTGCTAATATTACAGTTGGATTAACTGGAACACAATATTTAAAAGGTCGTATGAAAGAGCTTACTTTTTATAATAAAGCTCTTAATGTAAAAGAAGTTAGCATGATATATAAAAACAACGCTGCTCAAAGATTTGAAAAAAGCAGATTGGGTAAAAATATGTTATGCCATCTTACAATGGGTGATAGAGATGATACGTCAGCAACAACTGTTACTGATCTAACTGGTAATAGTAGAAATGGCACATTAACAAATGGTGCTTCTTTTGTTACCGACTCACCTTCTTAATGCATCCAACATTCACAAAACAATTTTTAAAAACTATGCAAAACCCAAAGATCTGTACATGTCCTGAACGAGCAGCCGAGCTTGCTGAGTCAGGGCATATCTTACCCTGTAATTGTACTTCGTCTCACTGCGAAAGATGTGATCTTCCAGAGTGTCAGACGGAGTCAGCCTGTCAAAGTGCTTGTATAGATAACCCACTTTAAGTAAGGGTTGTATTATTCTTTCTTTAAGTTTTTTTTCACTCATTCCGTAATCTTCTGATGCGTACTTAGCTGTAAAAAACTCTAGATCATACGCCCAAAGCATAAACATAAGCTCTTTTTGAAACACATCATATCTATCTTGCGTTGAAAGAAGAATCTTTCTTAGATTCTTGAGTTGGTTTCTTTTTACGTATTTTTGATTAAGCTTCGAACTTTCTCTAAAGAGTTTTTTCTTAGCAACTCTACTCTTAGGCATAACATTAAATTAATACCACCAAAGATATGGAAGACGAAGGATTCTTACTAGAAATACAGCGACTATCTTTTGAGATGGATAAAGTTATAGAGAAGTACGGGGTAAGAGACAGAGTTATGCAGCTTATGGTAATAGGATTGATGGATGAAGACATTATGGGAAACACTAGACTGAAAGCTATTTATAGTTACAACATAGAGTCCGATGATGAATTAGCAAGTGTTATTACCTTTGTAGGGTCTACTTGGGACAATAATGAAAATAAATACAGTGAAAATGATGAGCCAGATCTAGATGATTTGCTAGATGGCTTAGGCATAGACTTAGAAGATTAATATAATGGAAGGACTTATT